TAGTTCTTAGTTCTTTGATATTGTCATCTTCTACTTGAGGCGCTCTTTCTACTGTGACAGGCGGCACAACAAAAACTTCGTTTCCTTCAAATATGTCTGCTATACCTGGTGGTAATGGTTTCTCATTGCCTTCTTCGTCAACCAATCTATGTATAACTACACCAGTTTTGCTTTGTGCAATACGCTGTCCAATCGGACTGTCTGTATCTACTCTGTAAGTAACAATGTTTGGTGTAAACACAAATTTATTATCTTGTACAGGCGGTGTGTTGTAGTATAACAAGTCGCCTTTGAAATAACCTATAAAATCTTTTGGAACCGCTTTTTCATATTCATCATAGATGTCTGCCATGTTACCTACGAAGACTTTGTAGTTTGCCGCTTTCTCTGGATCTGGATTGTTTGCACCGGGGCGGGCCATAAGCATTTGCTGTAGAGATTTTGCACTTTTTGCTCGGCCGTCATATCCTTTGGCTCCAAATCCTGATTTATCTGTAAGTATGAACTCTCCATCTGCATTGCGGCCAAAAATGATTGCGGGAGATCCATCCCATTTGATTGTGACATCTGTATGTCCTCCTTGCTCAAGATTTTTTAGACTTTGTACGACACGAACAGCACCAGCTGATCCATCAAACAACACAAAATCTTCTGCATGTTGAATACGTGCATCTGCTTCAAATAATTTAGATTCATTAACTGGTTTGGCTGCTTTAGGTTTCATACTCGGATCCCATTGTCCCGGGATACCTATGTCCTGGCCATGTTTATCTCTTATAGTAAAATCATTGCCTATGCTTACAGGAGGCTTTATGTCTCCTGCTCTTACTGCTGTTGCAAGCCATCTATTAGCAAGTTTTAATTCTCTATACCACATCTCATGTGTCATACCAGCATGTAATTCATAACCTGCACCCATAGGAAATTGTTGCTTGATAAGTTTTGCATACAAAGCATCGCCTTCTAAATTTTCTTCTTTGATTTTAAATTCGTAAAATCTCATAGCATTCTCACGCTGTTTAAACTTAGTCCTGCAAGCTCTTTGATCCTTGCAAGCTCTGCACTTTCAGGGAGGCCTTTGCCTTGCTTCTCCATAGTTTCTAACCAAGGAGCAATCAACATATCAAAGTCCGGGTCACCTCTAAGTTTTGCAATCATGCTCTCCACAGTGTGAGTATCTGCTTCTCTTGCGCCTGGACCTAATAGTATTTCTGCAATTTCATCCCAGTCGTTAGCAACAACGGCATCTCCGTTGTTAGGATCTACAACACCTTTGGTTGGGCTAAACTTATAGCCTCTACCTCTGGCAAGACTTGATAGAAGTACAGCTCTGTCTGCGCCTGTGTAGTTTTCTGTGCCTCCACGCTTGGCTCCACGCTGTAGAGCAGGATTGTCTGTTAACATAAAGTCTGTTTGCACAAAGCCGTTAGCAGGATCACCTTTGATAGGAGTACGGAAGTGTACTTGGAGACCTGCGTCTGCTACCCATCCTGCTGTAAAGGTTCTACCTTTGTTCATAATTTCTAAGTCTGGTATGCCTTGTTTTTGGCACCAGTCAGATAATTTGGCAATAATTTCTTGTTTAGGAAGCTCTCGAGAGTCAACATTAAGATCAATGTCGCCTGAACTGTTTTCTTCAAATGTACCGTCTGGTTTAACTTTCTTGCCTGTAGTTCCAAGCATATCTTCATCAATAAATTTAAAGCCAAAGGTTTTATTGAGCCAATCTATTGTTGGATCAACATCAGCTGTAGCAATACGCTGAGTTATTACACTCTCAGGGTCTTTTGGTTCAGTTTTAAAAACATTACCACCTTCTTTAAGAATCATCGTCTTGCCTCTGCTTGTTTTCTATAATCTTTTCTATGCCACGCTTGAACTTGCGTGGGTCTCCGCTTTTAATACTGTTAAGGAAACGTCTTTCTAACTCACCAGCAGTTGCTGCATCATAATTTTGATTGATAGTATTGATAAGGTTAATACTGCTGTTAATAATATTATTAGCAGTTGTTTCAATTAATCGATCATTATCCCTGTTCAAGCCAAGGTTGTTAAGTTCTTCTAAGATACTACGAGTGTGTTTTTTCATTGCACTTTCCTATACAATGTATTTATTGTATCTAAAATAAATATAGATATAGAACGGAGGGCAAAAATGGAAATATCCAAACTTAATTTCAAAGAAAGATCCTTATTATTCGCTAATTTGGCACAGATAGCTTATAGTAACAAAAGAGATGCAACAAGTCAAGCGAAAAATCACTCATTTAACACAGTAGAATTCTACGACAAAGACGGAGCTCAAGCATATAGGTTTATGAACAAGCATGATCTTGTGATTGCTTGCCGTGGTACTCAGCCCTCAGAGTTCAACGATATCAAAGCAGATCTAAGAGCTGTTCCTGTGATGGCAGAAACAATTGGTAGAGTACACAAAGGTTTCAAAGCAGAAGTTGACGAGCTATGGCCTATGATACTTGAAGACATTTCTCGCAAAGCAAACAGCAACAAGAAGATTTGGTTTTGTGGACACTCATTAGGTGCGGCTATGGCTACTATTATGGCAAGTCGTTGTCATTTGTATCCTAACATTCCTCCGGTACAAGAACTTTACACCTATGGTTCACCAAGAGTGGGCTGGCGTAAATATGTTGATACACTAAAAGTCAAACATCATCGTTGGGTAAACAACAACGATATAGTAACTCGTGTTCCTTTGTGGATTATGGGTTACGTGCATCACGGAGAGCAACACTATCTAAATGCATATGGCAATGTGCGTTCACCATCAGGCTTTCAACTGTTTAAAGATCGCATGCGTGGCATGTGGATGGGACTCAAGCGTGGTGGAATAGACAACTTCTCAGATCACAGTATGACGAACTACTGTAACTATCTTGAGATGTATGCTTCGGGAAAAGAGAACAGTCAAAGTTGAAATATTTTTTAGTGGTTATGTTCCTAATGAATAATGGCAGTTCGAAGAGCAAGCTCAACGATGCCTGCCACGGAACAGGATGTTCCTAACTTTACTTATACTACCTTTGGAGTTTTGCTTTCAAAGCGGCTCTTTTCTTTTCAGTAGCTATTGCTTGTCTTACTTTTCTACCCCAAGGTAATTTTACTCTGTCTACTATTTCTTTACCTTTTTTACTAATATACTCAACTCCGATAAACACATCTTTGAAATCACTTTGTACAGCTTTCACTGCTCTTGTTAAACTTAATTGTTCTGTGTCTTTCTCGTCGCCGTTCTCATTCCAAAAGTGGAACTTTCTCATTTTAGCCATAGGCCTCCTGTGGTTGTATGAAGCGACATAGTGCCGCTCCAGTATAATTATTTGCCTTCTAGATAGGTGTCTAGTGTTTTTTGAAACTTCCCTGCATGTGACTTCTCAGCCTTGGCTAGTGTTTCAAACCAATCTGCGATTTCTTCAAAGCCTTCTTCTCTGGCTGTTCTAGCCATACCCGGATACATGTCTGTGTACTCATGTATTTCACCTTTGATAGCAGATTGTAGATTTTGCTCTGTACTACCCATAGGTTCGCCAGTTGCTGGATCACCTACTTCTTCTAGGTACTCTAGATGTCCGTGTGCGTGACCTGTTTCACCTTCTGCTGTGCTTCTGAACACCTGTGCTACTTCATTGGCACCTTCTATATCTGCTTTTTGTGCAAAATATAGATATCTTCTGTTTGCTTCACTTTCTCCTTGGAAAGCAGCTCTTAAATTATCTTTTGTTTTGCTAGTTTTTATGTCTGTCATATGTCTCCTTTTTAGGCTTATTTTATCACAAATATTTCTATTTGTCAACCAATATTGGTAAATATAGAGGCCTGAAAAAGAATTCGTTCCTAATTCGACCTGACAAGTTGAAAAGACAACTGGCGCTCGCCTTATAAAGCATCAATACAATGGAGAAAAACAATGAACCACATCGCAGACACTGTGGGTCGTGTATTGATGACTGCGGTCTCAAACATGACTACACGAAGACCAAAAGATTCGGATATCCGAAAATGGGTAGAGACAGAGTACAAGGGAGATCCCTATGCTTATTATTGTCTAATGAATAATATCAAACCTGATCCAAAATTTTTCTAGGACTAGGTATGCAAAAAAGTTAGTACAGCAATGCAAAAAAAGCACTAGACTTTTTTATTATACTGTAGTATAGTATGATAAATAAAGATGATAGGGCAGTATTGCTGTACTATTTTTATACAAAGCGTCTTCAGCTTTTCAAAAATGAAGGGCATATCCTATGCCATACAAAGGTGACGCCGGAAGAGACCGGGGTACGTGACAGACCTTATAGCCACACATACACATATACTAAGGAGACTGTAGCAATGACTACACTAATCAATACGGCCAGTTGGATTGGCCTGCCATCTATCGCGGGATGGTTAAAGAAGCAAAGCGTAAAATTCAAAGCAAGAAGACTTGCAAACGAAACAATCAAACAACTCTCAGCATTATCAAATCGTGAACTTAACGACATGGGACTTTCACGGTGCGATATTCGTTATGTTGCTGAAGAGCATTATGATGATATGGTTAACAAAAATTTAAGAGGATGGGTATAATGACTGCAATAACTCACACAAGTTTTTATAACATCACTTGCAAAATTTGTACAGTAATTAGAAATGCACTTGTTGCTTTCTTTGTTGGTATAATTGCATTAGGCGAATCGGCAGGTCGCGCAAGAGCAGCCGCTGAACTACATCGTCAAGGCTATACCGAAGAAGCAAAAAATTTAATGCTTGGAAAGGACGCAAGATGAATTACTCTGTAAAAGATTTTATCAAAGGTTCACTTATGTTCTTAGGTGTAATGAGTTTTCTATCAGCGTTCTTGATAGTAAATGGTTTATTTTGGGGAGGTGCATTCTGATGTGGCCTTATAC